AAAAAACAAGAAAACGCAGATAATAAAAAACGTGAAAGTAAAAAAGACGTAAAAAAATCTACAAAAGAAAAAGATAAAGGCAAGAAGTAATGTCATTTTTGGACTTTAGTCCGCCGTCATATAGAGCGGCATCATCTGACTTAACTATTTCTATTTCTCCTTTAGGACTAGTAGAACTTGCTGATGAAGAATTTGAGGTTCACGGTCCTCGTTTAAACCGTTACTCACTTAACTGGGCGATGTATCTAGGACACCATTGGGGGTACCGTCGTGAGCAAGGTGAAATGCAAATTGCTGTTAACTATTACCGTGCTTTTAATGATTACTTGTCTCGTTTTACCTTTGGCCGTGGTGTTCATTTTCGTTCTCCAAAAGCGACTGAAGCGATTGTACCTGACAGGTTGGAACGGGTTTGGGAAGTAGATAACGACAAAATGCGTGTCCTACTTGAAATGGGACAACAAGGTGGAATTAGCGGTGACTGTTTTGTAAAAGTTGCATATGAAGAACCTTGGACAGACTCTGCAAACCTATTGCATCCTGGTCGTGTTCGTATTCTTCCTATGAACTCTTCTTTTTGTTTTCCAGAGTTTCATCCACATGATAGAAATAGATTATTAAGATTTAAACAAAAGTATCGTTTTTGGGGTACGTCTTTAGAAGGTACTCGTCAAGTATTTACATACACTGAAATTCTTACTGACGACATAATTGAAGAATATGTTAACGATGAACTAATTGATTCACGACCAAACCCACTTGGTGTAATCCCTGTAGTTCACATTCCTAATGTTCCTGTTTCAGGATCACCGTGGGGTCTCTCAGACGCACACGACATCATCACTATAAACCGTGCATACAACGAAATTAGCACTGATGTTGCAGACATCATTAACTACCACGCATCACCAGTAACGGTAATCGTGGGTGCTAAAGCCTCTAACTTAGAAAAGGGCGCAAAGAAGGTTTGGGGCGGTCTTCCAAAAGACGCCCAAGTCTTCAACCTAGAAGGTGGCGCTCAAGGTATAGATGGAGCCTTAAAGTATTTAGAACTTCTAAAAAGATCTATGCACGAACTTATGAACATTCCAGAAACTGCGCTTGGACAAGTTCAGCCAATCTCAAATACTTCTGGTGTAGCACTCTCTATTCAGTATCAACCATTAATGAATCGTTATTCACAAAAGGTAGCCCAATACGGAAAAGGCTTGGAAAAGATTAACGAGTTAGTAATGAAGACGCTTGCAGTTAAAGAGCCAGAAACCTTTATCTATAACCCAGATGAAGATGGACCAATTAAAGATGGTCAGTATCCACAGTTAGACGCTAACGATCCAGTTACTTACATTAACTATGCACAATTCCCACAGCCACTTCCTCTTGATAAATTGATTGTATTGAACGAAATTCAAACCAAATTAGGAATGGGATTAGAGTCAAAAGAAGGTGCTTTACGTCAACTTGGTGAAGAATTCCCAGAGGAAAAATTACTTGAAATTCGTCAAGAACTTATGGCTGATGCCGAGGCTGATGGTGCTCTGCAATTAATAAAGATTCAAATTCAAAAACAAATCATGGACATGACTGGAATGATGCCAGGACTTGATGGCAATAGTGCTATTCCAATGCAACCCACCGTTATAGGTGATGGCGATGTAATGGGAGATGGAATGCAAGGTCCTCAAGATCCTGATAATCCTTTAAATCCAGCCAGCCAAGAGAGCAAGAGCATTGAGGTTCAGGCTGAGGCTGAGATAAGAAACAAACTTGTCACTGACGCTTATGGAACAAAAATTCCACAAAGAAGAACAGTAGACAGGGATTAATTAGATTTCTGATGTAAAATCAGAATTTAACGAGACATATGCGTTTAAATGTAATGCAATTGTCTTGTTAAAACCCAGTGATACGCCGAAAGGCACTCGGACAACGACCCAAGAAAGATAAGTGAACCCTATGGAAAATACAGTAGAAGCCGCTGATTTATTGTCACCAGAAATACTGGCTGCAATTCCAGCACAAGAAAATCCAAGTGAGGTAGGTTCTGTGTATAGCGCAGATGACATTGCTAAGGCTCGTGAGCAAGAAAAAGCAAAGTTATACCCACAAATGGAAAAGATGAAAGAAGAACTTTTATCTTTAAAGAAGGCTCGTGAAGAACAAGCCGCTAAAGAAGCAGAACGTGAACAACGTAATGCTGAAGAGTTAGTTCGCAAAGAAGCACAAAAGAAAGAAGAAGAAGAATCTGAACTTTCTTTTAAAGACCTCCTAAAAAAGAAGGAGCAAGAATTTCAGTCTCAATTAGAGTCTGAGCGTCTTGAGAGAGAACGTGCCTTTGCTCTGTTAGATCAGGAACGTAAGTTCCAAGAACTTATGACTTATCGTCAACAAAGAGTTGAACAAGAGCGGGAAAATATTGTTCCTGAACTTATTGACTTAATTGATGGAAACACTGCAGATGAAGTTGAACAGAGCATCGCAATGTTGAAAGAAAAATCTGTTCGAATTTTGTCATCTGCTCAACAAGCAATGCAAAGCGCAAGACAACAAATGGCAGGAACTAGAATTACTAATCCTGCCGCAGGACCCCTCGATAATGATTCGGAACAAAAAACGTACTCACCTGATTCGATCAGGGAAATGTCATTGGCGGATTATGCGAAACAAAGAGCCAAATTACTTGGCACAGCAGCCAGCAATCGTGGTCAGGGACTGTTCGGTTAATCCCAAACAACTACTAGGAAAGGACTTGACCTAAATGGCAAGTGCAATTACAGGTACAGCGCAGTTAGCAGGCGCTCCAACCGCTTATTCAGGCAGCAACAGCAGTCTGAGCCAAGCAATTCAAACAATCTGGTCAAAAGAAATTTTGTTCCAGGCAATGCCAATTCTTCGTTTCGAACAATTCGCAGTTAAGAAGACTGAACTAGGTGTAGCACCTGGTCTTCGTGTGAACTTCCTTCGTTACAAGAACTTCGCAGTAGATCCAACTCCTTTGACAGAAGGCGTTCGTATGACTACAAACGCACTTACTGCAGAGCAAATTGCAATTACAGTAGCAGAACACGGTTATGCCGTTGCTGTTTCTGAGTTGCTACTTAATGCATCATTCGATGATGTAATGGCTTCAGCCTCTCGTCTTCTAGGACGCCAAATGGCGCAATACCTAGACGTACAAGCACGTAACACTCTATCTGCAGCAACTTCTGCAGTGTTCGGTTATGACCGTTCAGCAGTACAAGGTGTTAATGACTGGTACAACGAAGGTACTGTAGCAACACAATTTTCTGACCTAGATGGTAACTACAAGTTATCAACTGGTGCAGTTAAAGATGCTGCTCTTACCCTTGCTGGTAAGAACATCCCTCGTTTAGGCGAGACATACGTACAATTTGTACACCCAAAGCAGTCACGTGATATTCGTTCGAACCCAGAGTTCATCGAAGTTACAAAGTACGCTGCTCCAGGTAACTTTATGCTAGGTGAAATCGGTCGTCTATACGACGTAGTATTCATCGAAACAACACAGGTTAAGAAGTTGTCAGTTAATGCTGCATACACAACTTCAACTCTTGTTGGTGCACCAGCATCTCAAATTGAAGTTCCTGTTAAGTCTAACACCAATCCAGGTGCGGGTGGAAACCCAGTATCTGCTGATTACACTGCAGAAAAAGGTTACCTAACAACAGCAACTGGTAACGGTGCTGAAGTTTACGAATCAATCATGATTGGTGACAATGCATTTGGTCACGCAATCTCTCTTCCAGTTGAACTTCGTGATGGTGGCGTTCTTGACTTCGGTCGTGAGCACGCTCTTGCTTGGTATGCAATCTGGGGTCTTGGCGTAATTACCGATCAAGCAATTGTTAAGGTTTACACCAACTAATAAATCGCTTTACCTGATGTCTGGGAGCCTTACTCCTTTTTTGGCTCCCAGCCATCACTAACTAACTTAGGAGAATAAACACCGTGGCAAACACACAGACAAGTCCGCTTGATGCAACAGGCAAGGCAGCGGAGCAAGCAGCAAAGAAAAATGCAGAAGCATTAAAAAAGCGTAAAGAAGAAATTTCTATCGCTACTCAACTTGAGGCAGAGAGTCTAGAAAAAGATGTCTTTGATCCTAAAAAACCAGATGCTCCATTAGTACTGGATGAAATCGAGAATGTTGGAGTTTCAACTGCAGGTGACATGGTTGTCATTCGCACAATCACCGACATTGATGATATGAGTTATGGGGTTGGAAATACTTACACCTTTAAAGCAGGAGTTAAGTACAGAGTTCCGAAATCACTCGCTGATTACCTAGAACAACTAGGTTACATTTGGCGGCCAAACTAAAGACTAGCCGTCGCTAGTAGTCCGACTCTCAACTGGTTCCCGCCCTCCTCCCAGTTGGGAGTTGGACCCTTTTTATTTTGCGCTGAATAAAGTTAGATTACACGAGATGATTGGCATAGAATTTTAACGGAGGTTACGTGGCCACAATTTCAAGCCTTGCAGATCGCTTAAGGTCTGAAATTGGCGATTTCCCTAAATCTTTTGTTTATACCTTTACTGCAGATGGCACTACTAATAGGTTTTTAGTTCCCTATTCTCCTCTTGATGGAGCAAATTTAATAGTAAATAAGAATGGTTCAGATATTTCTGCGGATGTAGAAGTTGAAGAGGCAACTGGCTATCTTGTTTTTGATGACGTACCTGCTAATGGTGACGATATAATTGTTGCTGGAAACTACTTTAGATATTTTACAACTGCTGAAGTTCAAACTTACATAAGTACAGCCTTCCTTGAACACTCCGCTTTCCATACCGACGCATATGGTCGTAGTGTCAGTTTACAAAATTTACCAACTCTTGAAGAGTACCCAGTAATTATTTACGCTTCAACTCTTGCTTTGTATGCATTAGCAAATGATGCTGCTTTTGATATCAACGTGTTTGCTCCAGATGGAGTTACTATTCCAAGGTCTGAGCGTTACCAACAGTTGATGCAGATGATTGAAGCAAGAAAACAACAATACAAAGAATTGTGTTCTCAACTTGGTATTGGTATGTTTAAGATCGATGTCTTTAGTTTCCGAAGAATTTCTAAAACTACAAATCATTATGTTCCAATATTTCAGCCACAAGAGATTGATGATCGTTCAGCCGCTACCCGTGTCCACCTGCCTACCCCTACCTATGGCAATGTGGAGACTCCAGTATCAATTGTTACTCAAGACCTCTTTGTCTATGAGGGAGATGCCTACGAGTTTACTATTGTTCTTGATTTTGAAGTGGATACCTATACCGCAAAAGCAGATATTTTAGGAGTAGGTATTCCTGGAGTTATAACAACTTTTACAATTACATTTCCAAATGTTGGTACAGCAGACGGAGCAGGCCTTCGTACTCTAAAATTAGCGCTCACTGGAACACAGACTCGAATGTTACCTAGTACATCTTATTATGACGTACAGTTAACAAAAGACGGAGTCACCCACACATACGTTAGAGGAAAGATATTTAAGACGGAAGAGGTAACAGAAGTATGAGTCAGTACATTCGCCCAGGATCTACGGTCCCAATTGTAGTAAATGATGTCATCCTTATTACCACTCCTTCTGGAACTCAAGATTTTGGAACTGCTCAAAACGCTTTAGAACCACAAGCGTTAGCATATGAACATGTCCAAAATGCAGTAAGTTCTTCCTGGGTTATAACTCATAATTTAGGCTTTAAGCCTAACGTTACAGTTGTAGACTCTGGGGGTACAATATATGAAGGTGAAATAACATACACTAATTCGAACTCACTTACGGTCTCGTTCTCCCAAGCCTTTTCAGGAAAAGCATATTTATCTTAAGGAGATAATGTAAATGGCCCGTAAGTTTTTAACCCCAATTGATTTAAACAAACTAGAATTACAAAATGCTAGAATACAAAACTTAGCGACCGCCCCAGCATCTCCCGTAGTTGGTCAAGTTTACTTTGACACAGTATTACTATATTTACGCACATGGAATGGCACTGCATGGATTAACAGCAGCACTGGTGCACAA